CCGGCGTTTGTCTCCAAAAAAAAGGACTTCACCAGCCTGGACTCTTTCTTCATCCTTAACTTTTAGGGGTAAACGTTTCTATTATTGCTAACTGTTATTATTTATGGTAAATTATTCGACTAAAACTTCCTCTCAAGCTCATCAATGAGTTTCTGTAGTTCCGCTACTCTAGTCTGTGTGATGTCCAAACAATGCGTCAAAGCATGGGCTAAACCCCTCCTCTCTTCTTTTCCATCAGGCACCGTTTCTCTAGGTTCCGTATCTCTGCCCAAAAGACATTGCATGCTTTTAATTGTATCCTCCAACACCACATTAATACCAATAACGTCATGAATCCACCCGCCATCTCGGGTTTCCGGATTATTGGTTTCAGCTTTTTCAATAAAATCGTTTTGTGCATCATCTGTTCCAGTCATAATCTGTCTCCTTTTTTTAGTGTTAGGTTAGTTTTTCGATCGCCTGAATAGACGTAATCCCATATGTTCACTCAGCCCTTTCTTGCTCAGAAATCCTCACAGTGTTGTTTCTACTTGCAGGCCAATTGAACGTAGCCTCCGGGATACGCTCCATATTATTGAGATCACTATAAAATACCGGGCTCCCCTCATATTTTTGGTTGCTCTCTCTGTACGCCCAAAAAATAGCATCTCCAACCCGGGCGATCAGGGGCACTGTGCTATACTTATTACAATGAGCACAACGATTAGCGTAAGTTTCCCCGTTTTTCTGCCAGAATATAGCTCCTGCTTCGCAGTGATGACATTCTTCATCCCGGCCATGTTGTTTTTTTATCCCAACATATATCTGTTCGATTTCATCTGGTGTCGGAAAATGCTTCGAAGTTTTAATGGCCTTCATTATGGCTTCTTCCATTCGATCAGATGTCAATTCACTAAGACATTCATAATAAATTTCCATTTTATCGTCGCTATATTTTGTTCCCCATCGCTTACATAGTCTACTAAAAAATATTTTAAACTCTTCTATTCTCATACTGGTTTTCCCTCCTTTATTCTGCGAGCTTTTATTTCCTCGATAGTTGTGCCTTCGTCTCCATTGTCCTCATTGAGTCTTTTAACCACCCATGAGAGGATAGCCCGGTAATCGTCTTTGTAAGTTTTCCCTTTTGATCCCTTGTAGTTATCCAAGATATCCAATAGTCTCTTGGTGTTTTCTTCTCCGTGTTCTTCTAACAACTTTTGATATTCATTCTCATAAAGAAAAACAAAATCCCTGTATTTAATCCTCACTTTGGTTGGTGGTGGGTTCAAGGTGGGTTCAAGGGTGGTTGGTGGGTGGTTGGTACTGTTACTGTTACTGTTACTGTTCTGTTTCTTATGTTCTAAAAAGAAAGATTCTTTGCGTAAAGAGTCTTCTTCTTTAGGGAGAGATAAGAGTTCCACTTCTTTTTTAGTGAGAACCGCTTGATTGGTTTTTATCCAACCTTGGTAATATTGAGGAAAATCGGAGTAAACTATTGCTAGAGCTTTTTGTGCGAAGTCTTTGTTTTGACATTGATATTTAAAAAAGTTTTTAACCCAAACAATATTATCGTTATGATAAACTTTTTCTTGTATCTCTTCAAATGGAAGAGGGGATGGGAGGCCGGTTTCGTCTTTTATCCTTTTTTCGCTAATTTCATATATCCCCGGTTGGTTGCAAATACCATTAGTCCATAGATAGAGGTATAACAATTTGGCTTTCGGTGTTAATGCTTCAAACCACGGATCATTCCAGGTGCCTGTTTCTATTTTTCTGTATGCCACAATTCGCCCCTACCTTATTATCCCTCTTCCTCAACTAGAAAAAGCTTGTTGGAAGAAGGTAGGGCTACAAACCCTCCGGTCGTTACCGATCCCGGCTTCCAACAAGCTTTTTCTATTCGAGTTTTTAGTGAGTTTACTCATTGTATTTTTACCCTATACCTACCATAACACCCACACTTATCATGTCAACCAAAAATCACATCAGCATCTTTTGACTTGTGGTTTTGGTACTGGACAGCCATGTATTTCTCTATTCCCGCAAAGCCACTCTTGTTTTCCCTGGCGCTGTTTATAGCCTTTGCCTTGCGTGAATACACCTGGGTCTGGATACGGCCAATAACAGCTACGATTTGGACAGTCTTTATCTGATACATCAATCATCACTTTAAGTTTTTTGTCTTTTATTTTCATATTTTATAAAGCCAGTACCATTTCCATTTTTTCCCACTAAATATCCGAACAGGAGTAGCGGTGTTACCTCCCCTTGGTGGCCTATAGTAATGCTCGTTGCCCCATTTTTTGTGTGCAGCGCGGCATGATTTCGTCAGTATGCTGCCTCTCATGCGTTTATCGGGGACCCATGCCCAAACTATATCTCGCATTTTGGGAGTCTTATATAAATATTTAGCTGGCATCTGGCCCCCCCCGTGTGCCAGCTAACATAAAGCACTTCAACATCCTGTGGGGGCTGATTTCTAAATGGTATTAAATGTGCATCCATGTGTCATTTCCTATATCAGGATTTTATTTTCATGTTGGATTAATTACACTCGCACAATCCGCCATTGTACGCATACGGCCCATCATTACCTCTTGGATCTTCTTCATTATAATGTTATCCGGGGATTCCGTACCAACTTTTCCCATCACCACAACAATCACAAACTTGGACATCTGAATCAGGGTTTCTTTCAATCCAGTCAAGAACGAATCGATAGAAATCTTCTAAGTCGAAAACATTAATATTAATCTGGTGAGTATTCAAAAAACCAGTACCATCACAACGAGTGCAAGATATCATTTCAATTTCCTTGTTAGTCTATCCTCAGTTTCTCAATTTCCTTCTGGGCGTCTTGTAGTGCTTCATAATATCCATGCAGCTTATCCGAAAAATCTTCCCAAGGTAAATCGCATTCCTCATCTTCCAACCAGCCCACAGCTTGTTTGCATTTGTCTATTATGTGATTGCGATATTTTTTGACTGCTGCCGCCAATTCTAATTCATTCATTTCACACCTCCATCTTTTTTATAGTGTTATGCCCGCCGGATTTGAACCGGCTCTCTCGATTACCACCACGGATTTACAGTTTTTCAAATGTCTGACCGCGGACCCGACCTCCCGAGGTATAATCTCAACCCGTCGGATTTTACTTTGGTAATAGGTCACGCTTCACACAGCGTCGAGGCATAACGCCGTTTTTTTGGCTGTCGGCTGGATTTACTTGTTGTGTGCCATACGCTATAGATTCGATTTTATCCCTGAAGCTTTTTGGGATATTACCATAATCGCTTTCTAGCCAATTCCATTCCATGGCGGTGCTAAGTAAAATTTGCACGTCTGAATATTTAACATACTCCCCGTTTTGATCACGAACCAGATCCTCCGGGTTGTTTTTGTCGTAAGCGCCACAAGTAAGAGCTGCTTTAAATCTTTGCATTGTTCACCTCGCACATAACGTATTAGCTCACATGGCGCGTCTGTTTTGCGCTCCTGTGCAGCGCCTTGTTAGCTGTAATTGTTAGTGATTGTCCTGCCATTTAAATATTTACCGTCTATTTTTTCAGGTTTAACGTATTTCACAAGGAAGTCTACAACAGGTTTTCTCCCGGCGATATTTCCTTTTGATTTATCAATAAGTTTACTACGCTCAACACGCCAAACGGCTCCTTCAATCGGTTCTTTCGCCCCATGAAAGCCGAATTCTCCCAGGGTGGATAACGCGCACTCTATTGACATCGGCGGGCCGTCTGAAATAATTTTTGGCGTGATAAATTCACCGACGGCCGCACGCTCTGTAAAGGCATCAAATGTTATCCTTTGATGCTTGCTATACATAATATCAAAGGCCACAAACGGCTCATGCGGCAAATCGTATTTAGTGCCATGAGCGACAAGAAGCCACTCTCCGCAAATTCTTTCTCCATCCTTCAGGATAGCCCGGAATCTGTCTTGATGGTGTGCAACCCATGCCGCAAAATAGTGGTGCAAAAGAAAAGGGGAGGTTGCTGCTCTGTATCCCGCGCGAGACAATGGGATGATTTCATCACCAAGAAGTGCAACCCCGACATTTGCCCCGTCAAGTTTTTCCTGAACGATAATGCGATCATGTTTATCTCGTGTTGCTTCACATGCTATTTTTTTCTGACCTGCATGGCATTTATGATCTGCTGGTCCAATCCTGCTACCCGGCAAATGCGCAATATGACCATAGCTTTTATGGTTTAATGGTTTCTTCATTATGATATTTTCCTTATAGCTACCGGTTAAGGGTAACTTGCGCCGCTGTTTGGGCGTCAAGTTCACCCGCTGGTTATGAATTTTTCAGCCTCATCAATAAGAGCCATTCCACTATCAAATTTATCCATTTGTTCTTTATATTTTCGATAGTTTTGAGGCCCATGATATTTTTTCATATCTTCGCAAGCCTCATCCATCATCCGATGCCCCCTGCGTGTAAGTGTATTCCATCGCACCCTTTTGATGTCCCGGTCTTTGATAGAAAATTGGAAGCCCCTGATGCTTATGAGTTCAAGAAGTTCATCTTTACTCAAATCTGTGATGTTTATTGCGTCAGTCATTGGTTCCCTCGTCTTCTATTCCCGGACACTCACTCCCCTCATTCCACAAGACAGGCCACAACGGACAAGCATCACAATCCCCCGGGCAGATATCGGTATCGTAGCAATCTATGTCAGTCATCGGTTTTTCTCCTGTTATTAAAACAACTCTTTTTGTTCAACTTTTATGCTTTCAAGATTTTTAACCGCTTGGTTGAAATACGATTCTTTTAGCTCAATGCCAATACCTTTGCGATCATTTTCTACAGCACAATAAACCTCTGATCCAACTCCCATAAATGGCGTTAATACGGTTTCCCCAGGATTTGACCACAAAACGAGACACCGCTCAATCACATCTAATTGTAGTGGGTGTATGTGTTTTTCGTCTTCATCCTCTCTTGATTCCTTGAATGGAATTACATTGTCAAGCCTGATATCATCCCAAAACGCAGAAGCATATTGTTGCCAAATCCAATGAGAAAAACGGTTTTGTATCTGGTTTCCTTTATACCCCTTATACCTCTTCAAGTCCTCTGGAATTTCACGAGCCCCGGCATAATCAAGAAAACCGTTGGGATGCTCTATCGGAACAGGATTCTCTCCAGTTTTGCGAAATAACAGCAGATAATCTGCCCCTGCCGCCGCACATTTTGATGAATCAACGACTATGGTTTTGTGGTGTAAACTTTTCATCATGGTTCTATTGCGGACAGTAAGGGGTTCTTTCCACACATGATACCGCGCAACATAATGCCAGCCGTGTTCTTCATGCAATTTGATAATCATTCCGGGAAAATCCATCAAGCGATTCCCGTAACCCCCTCTTGGGATATCCATACAATGAACGGCTGTCATTCTCCCCGGCAATGTCAACCTAAAAATTTCTTTGACTACATAAGCATAGTGCTCCAAAAAATCTTCAGTTTGAGCATAATTAGATAAATCTCTATCATCTGAACTGTAGATATACAACCCACCAAACGGGGGGGAGTAGACTGACAGGTGAACACTTTTGTCGAACATAGCTTGCATGATGTCCATGCAGTCAGCCAAATAAATAGCGTAATTGTCAGTGATTATTTGTTTAGCCATAAAGGAACCTCCCAATTATGCGATTTATATGTTTTCCTGTCGAGATTTAATGCCGAATTCATCTCCTTGACAAGATTTTTGAACATTGTATCAGCCATATCAGCCTTGTGTTGTAGGGATTTAATGACATTCATCCCACTTTTGGTTGCAATCACATTAACTGTTACAGGTTTTGTCTGGCCAAACCTCCAACAGCGACGAATTGCCTGATAGTATTGCTCATAACTGTGTGATGGGAAATAGACTACATGATTACAATGTTGCCAATTTAACCCCCACGCTCCTATTTTTGGTTTCGTAATCAAAACTCTAATATCACCATTTTTAAAATCTAAGAATGCTTTTACTTTTTTTTCGTCACTATCAGAACCGGAAATTTCAATAGCATCGGGGATTTTTTTTGCCAACAATTCCCCCTCCGGATTATAGTGGCACCAAATTATACTAGGAGTTTTTTTGTTACCAACGAGTTTAGCGACTTTCTCACAGCGTTCGTTAATGGTCATCATCGCTTCTTCTCTTTCCTCGGCCAATCCTTTCGCTGTGAGTGGAAAAAGCATTCCCTTACGAGGGTTATCCGAAGTGATAGTGTGATTAATTTCCTTGAGCGGAGGCAAAATAAACTTGTCATCAGCAAACCCTAAATCAGATGGCTTTCTTAGTGCTCTCGCCCACGATGATACCCATCGCCAAAAAGGAAGCTCCGCATGCCCCTTCAGTCGCCACCCCACCATCCCCCCTCCCCCATCTTGACCCGTCCATTTAGCATGAGCTTGGATGGTGGTTCTTTCGTCATTCTTAAAAAATCTGTTCATCATGTCGGTACGGTCAAGTTCCCCAAGTGCTTCACTTGATGTCCCGAGTTCCACATAATCGTTCGGAGCCGCTGTTGCTGTTGCAAGCAAACGGTAGGGGAGCTTCCTCATAAACTCCGTTACAAGGGCACGTCGTTTGCCGTGGAAAGACTTTATTGCCGACGATTCATCACAAATTACCCCCACAAAGTCATTTGAATTAAAATAATGAAGACGCTCATAATTTGTTATAGTAATCCCATCAAATGCCTTGCCTTCTCCAGATTTATCGACCACAACTCCAAATTTATCTCCCTCTCTAACCGTTTGGTGAGATACCGCCAAGGGAGCGACTATTAATACATTCTTCCCTGTTTTACGCACAATGTTTTCAGCCCACACTAACTGAATCGGGGTTTTCCCAAGCCCACAATCGGCAAAGATTGCGGCGCGGCCTTTCTTTATTGCCCATTCAACTAATGCTTTTTGAAAATCAAAAAGATAGTCAGGCATAAAAACGGGTTTGAATCCACAATCATTAGTGACTTGTGATTTCCTTCTCAAAAACTCGGCATATCCTGAATCACCCATGATCAATACTCCTCATTTTTTGCCATTTTAACAATGCTCGGAATGAATAAAATACCGGGATTCCCAATTCTTCCGCTCGTGCAATCTCTCCTTTAGTTCCCACTGAAGATTCCCATCCCTCAAGCACTAAAAGCGCCTCCGATCCCTCAACCCAGGCAATTGAATAATTGTAATAGTCCTGGATTGTCAATGAATCATCAATTAGAGAGAAATGATAATCAAGCCACGGGCAAAAAGGGCTCATCCCGGCCTTGAGAACCTTGACGCTCATTTCCATTCCTCGGCGCATATTACCCAAGACAGAGAGCACATTATCTGCGTTATATGGACCAGCTATAAAGACTCTTAACATTTTTTCAACTCCTTTCTATCCATGATATAACAGGCATTCAATAGCTATTCTCATAGATTTTGTTACCGCCTGTTTGCCGTCTCGAATATTCCTGAGTTGTCGGCTCGTAATTCCGATTACCTCTGCCGTTTTTTCCCAGGTTCCATATCTTCTTTTTAGTTTCTTTAGTTTTGTTTTCATAGGTCGATCATATATCAATCGCCTCTCATGTCAAACTCTGGTTTACTATGAAAATAGCCGAAAAAATGCTAAAATAGCCGAAAATAGCAGCTTTTGGTTTTTCATACCTTTAGGGTTAGGAAAAATCTGCCTATACCAAATTTGCATTGGTAGGAATTTTTTTCTAGTATACAAATCATGCAAACAAAAAAGGAAAAGCAATTGGAACTCTGTATTGAATGCAAAAAACGACTGATTGTGATTAAGAGTAGAAAACTTTGCAGAGGTTGTTATCAAGCACTGAGAAGAAACAATAATTTATACAATCCAGAAAAAGCTTTAACGCGATCAACACAACAGCACGTTAAAGCAAAAAGAGAGATTGAATTTATTAAAAATCATTTCAAGCACACAGATTGGCTTCATGAGCCTGCAATGTTTTATTTGGAAGATAATAGTAAATACACACCAGATTTCTATGATCAAAGAGAAAATATCTTCATAGAGGTTATAGGCTCTAGGCAGGCTTACCATGCTAATAAACATAAATACAAAACCTTAAGAAAACTTTATCCGATGATTAATTTTGAGATCAGAACCACTGATGGTGAATTGCTTAATGAAGTTGGACGCATAGCATGGCCTTTAATAACAAATTCTTAATAAATCAAACAAGTCCCCGACTCACAATAATAGATATCCTTTGCAAAAGGTAAGGAGGTTAGCGTGGCTAGAGCGGTAAAAACAGAGAGAACAATCCAGGGGCGAATGCTCCTGTTAATCAGTGGTTATCTAGCGAGAAAAAAATATGAGCGATCAGAAAGTAATAGACCTTGATAGAAGAATTATGGCTGTTTGTAATTGTGGTTCTGACTTGTGGCACATAGAAGTTGATACAGTCGGTGAATGGGAGCTCATAAAGGCTTTTATCTGCCCTGACTGTAAGACAGTAATTTCCTTTCATTCTGAAAGAAAAAGTTTATTGAAAAGTTTACTAAGAAGGATTGCAAAATAGATAACCCACGGGTCGAGATGAGCGGCTGATAGCCGCCTCTCACCCTAAACGTCTATATCTTGGTGACTGGATAATTTGCGATGACTATGAAAGGGAGTAATGAACATAAAAAACGAAGAGCGATTCGACAAAATAGTATCGGAATACATTGATAAGCACTACGCTGAGCCATTGTGCCACGCCCATGCTGCGGAGATTCGGAATATGTTGGAATGGGCGTATTTAGCAGGCCAATCTCCGGTCAATGAAAACAAACAATAAGGGAGAAAAAACGATGGAGATTATAACTGGAAACCTTGATATCTCTGGCATAAAACGACTACAGATGCCGGAAACGGTCATATTAATAAAATGCCCTAAATGTGGGGATGTAATGGATATTCTGCTGATAGATCGGATATATTATCCAGACGAAGGAGAACATAGCGTGGCGGTTGAATGCGAAAATTGTGATATTGAGATTGCTCGAAAAATTGATATTGTTTCGACAATTGTGACCCTCAATGTGCATGACCCGGAAATAGTATAAACTTTTTCTAAAAAGAAGAGGATATCATGTCAAAATGTCTAACATGCAAACATGAGCCTGATTGGAGTAAGTCTACTGGTGGCGAATATCCAAGACAACACGGCAAATGTAAGTACGTAGTTCAATGGCCTAAAATGCCTTATGTTTACTCATTACAAGCAAAAACATTAGTACGATATTCGGATGGTTCCGGGTTGCCAACATCGTGCCAAACGTGGGAAAAACGAAAGGAATAATAAATGAATTTACAAGATATATCCGCAAATCAATTAAAAGAAAAACAAACACATCAAGAAAGGCACATTTTTTTACACAAATGCCTGGATGAATTATTATCAGATTTTATTTACCATACCGGGGAATTGCCGACGGAAACCAAAATATCTGATTTTATGGAATGGTCGCATTCTCAGACAATAAACCCGACAAAACGGACATAACCAGTGAAATTACAAACAACCGATATGATATTTCAATATAAAATACCAAAAAAACATCCACAAAAAAATACTTCTAAAATAACTCAAATTGTTGAAATTGCGACCGCTGAATACTTTAATTAACATAGGATACGAAATGCATATCTTTGATAAAGGGAAAAATAATGAAAGACGAATTGCCAATTTGTTGCCAAAATTGTGAAGAGCTTGATTCCGACCAACAGGATTATTGTGCCGAAAATTATTTTTGTCTGAAAAATATATGGTGGCCATACGCAAAACAAACATGCAAAAAACAAAAACCTTATAACAAATTAATAATTATTGAGGTTAACAGATAACATGAAAACGCAAACAAAAAACAACGATAACTATAAAAAATGCCCAAAAAAGAAAAACAATCCCCGGTTACATATCTGGGTTTGTCAAAAATGTAAGGAATATACCAAATGCTGGCCTGAGCGAAAGGAAACCGCAATATGAAAGAAGCATACCCCATTGAGGTGCTGGCAAGTATCTCACCAAACAAACCGTGTGAGATGCGAATACTCGCAGATTGCACAAAACGTTTCAATAATGATGGGATTTCCACTAAGGAATTTCCCGGCAAAAACAATAACATCTCACTCTGGCGCACAATTACCGCTACGGAAAAAGAGGAAATAACTAGTGGTGAATGGAAAATATCGAATGGTAGTTTTGCGAGAAAGGCAATCAACCTGTGATGCAAGGCAGCACTGAAATCATAGAAGGCCACTGTATCCACTGCGAAGAATGGGTCCAGATCATAGACGGTAAATTCCTTGGTTGTTCCGGGGATTGTCTTCATGAGTTGAAAGAGGATGAATCTTAATAATCATTCACAGATAAGGAGAAGGATAAACGTGAAAACATTTGAGGCAATCGGAAAAAAAGAAGTGCTGTATAAAGTTACTGTGACGGCGAAATCAAAAAGTGAAGCTTTAAAAAAAATACGATCAGGAGATGTTGATACGGAAGTTGTAGTTAGAGTTCCGAGGTACTTTAAACTTGGCGGCGGCAGTTCAAATGCAACGTGTGTAAATGAAATAAAAGAGAATCAATCTTAACAATCACGGAAAGGATATCACAATGAAAGATGTTGTTTTGATAGAATTAGCAAACAGATGGGAGGCTGATTCAATCCAGCCGGATACAGAAAATGGTGCAGAAGA